TATGAGATTTACAGTTTATTCAAAAAATGGTTGTCCTTATTGCGATAAGGTAAAAACAGTACTAACCGCACTTAAAGATTCTAAAGGATTTGATTTAGTTACTTATGAACTTGATCGAGATTTTAATAGGGAAGAATTTTATGCTGAATTTGGAAATGGATCTACATTTCCGCAGGTAATTTGCGAGAATAATCATTTGGGCGGATGTCGTGAAACAATTCAATATTTACAAGAAAATAACATTATTTGACCATGCCCTAAATAAAAATGAAGGCCACGATATGAATCGTGGAGTTGAATTAATGCTTCGCAGGAGGAGAGAGCTAGATCAACCAGAACTTGAATCTAAAAAATTCAATTTTGGAAAGACTTTCTCTCTTTTTAGTAGAGAGATCGACTTTAAAATTGAATTTTCGATAAAGAAAAAAAGTCAATCTCTCGGAGGATAAAAAAATGTTAGCAGCAGAACTCACCCTTTTTTGTTTAGTTACCTTGATGTTCTTTATTATTGGTGGAGTCATAGGTTGGCTAACGAAATCTTATCTATATGAAAATAACATCAGACAAATTTATACTCATCCTGAAATGTTTGATGAAAATGGAAATATAATTCCAGACGAAATACTCGCAGTGAGGTTTGAAAACGATTATGAGCACACAGACGAAGACGACGAAGACGATTAAAACCAAAGCAGGTTCTGCGGGGGTAGTTACCAAATTACCCCCTAAACCACTTGCTTTTGAGGTATTGGATCTTGCTTCAAAGCAGAGAACTAATGCAAAAAAAGTAGAAATACTTAAAGAATATGAGCACGATTCACTTAAGGCAATTTTTATTTGGAATTTTGATGAAAGTGTAATTTCTATGCTTCCACCAGGGGACGTTCCTTACTTTGGTGATGATAATATGGAAACTTCTACAATGAGTGAAAGAATTAATGAAGCAGTTTCTGCAATGAAAGAATTGGGAACAAATTCTGTTGGAGTTTCCGATAAACTTCATACTACAATTAGGGTAGAATATTCTAAATTTTATAATTTTATTAAAGGTGGCAATAATGGGTTGAGTATTCTTCGTAGGGAGAATATTTTCATTAACTTACTTCAGGGTCTTCATCCGTTGGAAGCAGAAATTCTTTGTTTAGTTAAAGATAAAAGATTGCAAGATAAATACAATATAACAAAAGATATTGTAAGTGAGGCGTATCCCGACATTACTTGGGGTGGACGTTCGTGAGTAGAACGAAAGTAGTAATGGAAAAGGAGGATATTCTTATGAACTGGTCACAAGAAGAAAAAAATAATATTCCTCCTAGGTATGGGTGTGAAATTCTTTTAGAGGATACGACAATTAACAATGTAAAAAATCCATCATATCCGAATGATGCTTACATTGTTTTTTATAAAGTAGAAGATAAGGTGTCAATTGATCTTTGTAGGGGGTCAAGAGTTAGAATTTTTGATCTATATTACGATAAGTTTGGTGCAGGATCTGTTCAAAAAATTGATTTTGGATATGGAAGAACAAACCCTAAACTATGGGGATATAAGGCACCAGAGAAGAAAAAAAGAAAATAAAGATATTATAAAATTGTATCAAAAATTACAAAAATATTTGCATATATAGAGAGACAGATGCTATAATATCTGTCTCGTTCATTCGCTATTTCCGAATAGCGAACGGAAGTAAGCCGACTCGGAACGGATCGTTCATCTATGGAAGCACTGTTCTTAACGTGTTTACAGGCAAACTTTCTTATTAGTAGAGTTCTTACTCACCCAGAATTAACATATCACCAAAAAAATGATATTGTCTGGGAAATTAAACAAGTTTCAAAGAAAGGTTGTTTCCAAGACGCAAAAGCCGACTGAAGGAACGCTCTTTAACCTAAACCATTAAGGAGAAAACCTAATGTCTAAAGTAGTATATCGCGGTGTTGAGTACGATACGCAAAAGCGTTTAGAATATCAGCAACAAATGATGCAACAACCCCAGCAATACGATGAAACCTATCGTGGTGTTAAGTTTGTAAAGGAGGGGCATAAGTGAAAAAACTCAACGTACTTCAACTCATCAAGGAGCAGAAGCAAAAAGAAGAGAGGCGTCATAAAGCATCTCTTGCTACTCTGGTAGCAGCAAAATGATTCAGAGAGGGACTTGACTCCCTCTCTTTTTTTATGTATAGTTATTATGTCTATAAGTTTTTAAATGGACAAAGAAAAAGTAAGGTTAATTATCAAAAATATTGAACTTCTTTTATCATCCCTTAAAGATGAGTTATTAGAAGAAAATATTGATGAGAATAAATTTGTAGAGAATTTTGAAAATAGTGGTCCTCCTGTAGACGATTTTGATGAAGTGTTTGACTATTAAAATATATGAAAACAAAGGATATTATTAAAGTTATTAAAGATACTTTAAAAAAAGAACAACTTTTTTCTGATGAAGAAATCAAGTATTTAAAGAATCAACTAAAAGAAGTTGAATATTTAGATAGGCAGGAAAGAGTCAAAAATAAAAAAGGGTTTGGAAACAACTTATAAAAGATGAGGTTATGGAAATTTTAAACGAATTTGAGTTTATGAAACCAGAAGTAAAACTTATCAGTGTTACTCCTGACGCAGAAAAGCATATGGCATATTGTGCTCGCGTAAGTAATCCTGCAAATCAAGAGAACGAAAAGTTCTCTGGGCTACTCAAGTATTGTATTCAACATCAACACTGGAGTATCTTTGAACAAGCAAGTATGACAGTAGAAATTAATACTACTCGTGGACTAGCGGCTCAAATCCTTCGACATCGTTCGTTCACATATCAAGAATTTTCACAACGGTATGCTGATACGAATCTTCTGAATAACACCATTCCTCTTCCCGAACTTCGCAGGCAGGACACAAAGAATCGTCAGAACTCAATTGATGATATTCCCGATTATTTGAAACTGACTCTGACAGAAGATATTCGCGTTCATTTTGAGCAGGGTCTACGTCTTTATAATCGTCTTTTGGAGAAAGGTGTAGCAAAGGAGTGTGCAAGGTTTGTATTGCCATTGGCAACACCCACAAGACTCTATATGACAGGCTCAGTCAGGTCGTGGATCCATTACATTGATCTTCGTTCTGCACACGGTACACAGAAAGAACATATGGAGATTGCAGAACTTGTTCGTTGTATCTTTACGTGTCAGTTCCCAGCAGTATCTGAAGCACTTGGTTGGACTCGTGAAGGATGTTCAGAATGCAATGATGCACCATCAATTACTATAGAATAAATATTTTTGTATATAATTGATACTAATGCCTACATATAGATTTCAAAATAAAGAAACTGGTGAGATTTTTGAAAAGTGGATGTATATGGCAGAAAGAGAACCTTATCTTGAAGCGCATCCAAATATTATACAAATGCCAACAATTTTAAATTCTGTAAGTTCTGTTGGTGACTTCCAGAACAAAACAGATGGTGGATGGAATGAGGTACTTCATAAAGTATCTCAAGTTCCAGGTTCTACAGTAAAACCCTATAAGTAATTTAATGGCAAGAAAAAGAAGAAGTAATGATAATCATCCAATTGGAGTCGGGATGACTGCCAAGCAGATGAAGAGGAGAAAGCCGATTAGTTCTGATTATTTGATTGATATTGAGCCTTTAACTGAAAATCAGAAAAAACTCTTTGGTTCTTATTCAGAAGGAAAACATTTAGTTGCATATGGATGTGCAGGAACTGGTAAAACATTTATTACACTTTACAATGCTTTAAAAGAAGTTCTTAGTGAAGTTACTCCTTATGAGCAAATTTATATTGTTCGCTCATTGGTTGCCACTAGGGAGATTGGATTCCTGCCAGGTGATCACGATGATAAGTCAGCACTTTATCAGATTCCATACAAGAATATGGTAAAGTATATGTTCCAAATGCCAAGTGATGCTGATTTTGAGATGCTTTATGGAAATTTGAAGCAGCAAGAAACAATTAAATTTTGGAGCACTTCTTTTCTTCGTGGGTCAACATTAGATAATTCTATTATTATTGTTGATGAATATCAGAATTTAAATTTTCACGAATTGGATTCTATTATTACTCGTGTTGGTGAAAATAGTAGAATTTGTTTTTGTGGAGATGCTTCCCAATCGGATTTGGTTAAAACAAATGAAAGAACAGGTATTAGCGACTTTATGAATATCTTGAGGAAAATGCCATCTTTTGATATAATTGAGTTTGGAGTTGATGATATTGTCCGCTCTGGTCTTGTTAAAGAATATATTATTGCTAAAATGGATGCTGGTTTTTAATGTTTAATCACGTTGATTTGAAACTGCCAAGTTTAGAAAGAGAAACTATCGATGGAGTTCGTTATTATAAAGTTCCAACAGAAGAAGAACTCCTTCGATTAGTTTCTATTACTTCAGTAACCAGTCATATTAATAAAGAAATCTTTATTAAATGGCGTAAAAAAGTTGGTGTTGAAGAAGCGGACAAAATTACACGACAAGCAACAAGTCGTGGAACTGATATGCACACTCTTGTAGAATATCATCTTAAAAATGAAGAGTTGCCGAAAGTTCAACCTCTATCGGATTTTCTCTTTAAGATTGCTAAACCACAACTTAATCGTATAAATAATATTCACGCTCTTGAAGGATCCCTATATAGTAGGCAATTAGGAATTGCTGGGACTGTTGATTGTATTGCTGAATATGATGGCGAGTTGGCAATAATTGACTTTAAAACTTCAAAAAAACCTAAACCACGAGAGTGGATTGATCATTATTTTGTTCAATGTATGGCATATGGTTGTATGTTGTATGAACTAACTGGAATTTCTGTTAAAAAACTTGTAATTATTATGGCTTGCGAAAATGGAGAATGCATTGTTTATGAAGAAAGAGACAAATCAAAATACATCAAACTTCTCACAAAATACATTAGAAAGTTTGTTGGAGATAAACTTCAAGAATATGAATGAACAAATAAAAGAAGAATTAAGCACAAAGTTTTTGTGCCCGCAAAAGTTCGCACAAGAGATTGAAAAAATTGTAAAAGAATCCAAGATTAATTATATTGATGCAATTGTCACTTATTGTGAGGAAAATGGAATTGAGGTTGAAAATGTATCAAAATTAATTTCTAAACCTCTAAAAGAAAAACTAAAACACAATGCTGTAGAATTAAACTTTCTTAAAAAGACCACTAGAGCAAAATTACCTCTTTGATAAAGTGACACCATTTGAAGTTTATAAAACATATCTTGCTTTCAAAAATCATTTTTCAAAAAAAGATTACGATTATTTTAAATATTGTGGAAAGTCTAGAGCTTCTCTAGACTCTTTTCATAAGAGGACAGATAGGTACTTTTTTGAAAGAACTTCTAGACAAAAAAATGACGATGAAATTAAAGCGTATTTTGTAGCAAATTTTTCATCTTGCAATGATCCTCAATCATTATGGATTGGGGAAATAATTAGAAATGGCGAATCCGTGTATATGGATTGGTTGAAAAAAATTCAGAGTTTGTTTTATACATTTAAAACAGAAGTTGAAATTTTTATCCAAAAAGAAAATTTTAAAACATTATTTTCCTGCAAAAAAGGAAGACATCCAGAAGTACTTAAAAAGTATCTTGAAGGTGCCATTAGTCTTGAAACTATGGTGATATTGGATATGATTCTTAATTATTCCTCTACATTTGATAAGAGGCTTGATGATCCTGTGTGGGAAACCGTAGGATTAAAAATTTTTAAATACAAACCATTTCTAAATATTGATGTAGTAAAATACAAAAAAGTTTTGCAGGAGATCGTATTGTGAGTTCTTTTTTTGAATCTGAAGTTGTAAGGGAATCTTTATTTGAATTGGACGATCTTCAAAATCAAATTTTTATTGATATTATGAATATTCCCTTCCTTGATAAAGAGGGAAAAAAAGAACATCTAGAAAGAATGAAAGAATTTCTAGAAAAGCAAAAACTTTTTATATTTCGTTTATCTTTATCAGATGATCCAGAAGCGATTGAAATGAAGGAAAAAATTATAGAGTCCGCAAAGATGTTTGGTTTGAAAGAAAATCAAAATATTAATGATTTTTTCAATCTAATGGAAACCAGCATAAAAAATCTTGAGGACAGCCTTGACATCTGATCTTTTCCTTGCTACAATACTAAAGTACCAATACGGCACACACTTTCAATACTACTAATACGGAGAATACGAATGGGATTTGCAGACCTTAAAAAGCAATCAAAAATGGGTTCTCTCACCGAGAAACTCATTAAACAAGTTGAGAAACTCAACGATTCTGGTTCCAAGGATGATGACCGTTTTTGGAAACCTGTTATGGATAAGAGCGGTGTAGGTTCAGCAGTTATCCGTTTCCTCCCTGCCCCCGAAGGTTGCGAACTACCTTGGGCACAAGTATGGTCTCACGCATTTCAAGGTACTGGTGGTTGGTTGATTGACAACTGCCTTACTACTCTTGGTCAGCAATGTCCTGTTTGTGAGAAGAACCGCGTTCTATGGAACTCTGGTTCTGATCGTGATAAGGAAGAAGCACGTAAGCAGAAGCGTAAACTTTCTTATTACGCAAACATTTATGTCGTTCGTGATCCTGCCAATCCAGACAATGAAGGTAAAATTTTCCTTTATAAGTTTGGTAAGAAAATTTTCGATAAGATTATGGCAGCAATGCAACCAGAGTTTGATGATGAGCAACCAATTAATCCCTTTGATTTTTGGACT